AACGTGGCACACTTCTCCGACTTCTTCGGCAGCACCTAATGCCATCCACTCTATTCCTGTGTCTTGCTTCTTGAAGTTCTTCTGCTGCCATAGGAAAAGCTCTCTCTGCAGTTTATTCAGAGAAGTAAGTACAGGACTGTTATCTATTTCAAATGCATGTCGCGGACTAGGAAAATTATTGCAGGACATTAGGAGGATCCTTCTTGAAGTGTTCTTCCTGAACTTCTTTCTTTTTAACCTCTAGAGCGGCAGCAATGTTTTTATCTATTGCTTCAGTTTCCACCCTGACGTGTTCTTTAAATCTCTCTTCGAATGCTTTCTTCTCTTCTTCTGTCAAGTTCCTGGTGGCTTCAGACATTAAGAAGTTCGTGCGGACTCTGAGGTTGATGAGGTCAGTGTACAGAGCTGAATGAGACTGCCTCATATTCATGTCAATAGTTCGTACTATCTGGTCTAACATTTTCATATGACCCTCTAGCTGAACCATGGCTTTCTGTGTTTGACTTTGAAGTTGAAGATCTAGTGAGGCTTTTGTCATTCCCATTTCATTCTCCTATCGACATCATGTTCAAATATAAAGAATCAATCGACTTTCTTGTCATCATTGTCTTGTGAAGCATTTCTGCAGTATCCATATCGGCAATATCATTGCAAGGCATGTGTACAGGATCGATATAGCTCCATTTTGATTCTCGTATTTCACATCCTTTTTGAATCTTTTTGAAAAACCTGTCCACATCATTCATTATAACATCTTTATCGAAGCACAGACAGTAGCTATCGAAAGGAGATCTTTTTTTCACATAATCTACTAGCGCTCCCCAGTTCCCTTTGCCGAATATGCATATAGCGTTATACCCGAACTGCGCTGCCTTCATTAAATTAAACATCGATTCGACAACAAGTATGGTTTCAGAATTATTTTTCTCGTACGTATAATAGAGTTTCATTTGGGGATCTGATTTACGGATTATGTGCCTCTGATGAGCTGGAGTTAGATCCATAAACCTTCTTCCATAGAAAGCATAACTATTAAGCTCGACAATGATGTACCCAAAATAGTAATGATGAAAATTAGTAATTGGCCAAAGCTTGAAGTTTTTCTTTAAGAATGCTAAATCGAACCCCCTCGTGATCATGTAGGCCTTAGCTTTATTAGCAATAACTTCATTTCTAGCAAAATCAATTGGCACTTTAATTTTAGGCGCAGTAGTCGATACCATTTCTGGCTGATATACCTGAGTTTTTGTCTCATACTTTATCCCGTACTGTTTTAGGAACGATGATAATGAACCATGAAAGGGACATCTATAACAATTGTAAGCGTTCTTTACAAAGTTGAGGCCTAGATGATATTTCTTATCGGTGCATTTAGGGCACCTAATATTTATCTCCTTCTTACCCTTCCAGTCGCGGTAATTAGGATCAACAGCGAATCTCTGTTCGATTTCTCGAACAGCGTCACCAATATTAATATACTCTATTCTTTGGGATGTATGAGTTGCCATCGAGGCCCTTCATTGCGAGAATTGTATTGTCGAATACGTAAGTCATATCTTCAACTGCAGCATGGTGTGAGATGAACAGCACCATCATGTTGAGGTTGATGGCATACTGTTTAATAAATTCTATCACATATTTTGACCAGACGAGGTCTAAATGGTCACAGGCCTCATCTACGATGAGGAACTTGAGTCTATTGTTTTTGAAATATGTCATAGCGATGTCTAGCAGAGAAATGACGATTACTATGTCAACCTTCGCTTTCTCTCCAGAGCTGAGCTGATCATACTTGAAATGCTGACCCTCTATCGTAATGATTTCGTTGATGCTATTATCTTGAATCTGGAACTGAAGGTGGAAGTCTTTGCTATAGAAGTTGTTGATGTGCTTCTGGATGTTAGAATTCAAGATCTTCAAGAGGTCTCCGGCTAGTGTCATCCTGGTTTTAGACTTAGGTACCAACATCTCTCTCCAGAAATCCGTGATCTCTAGCTTGGTCTTGGAGTCCTCCCATTCCAAGAAGGCAGTCGACATCTTATCTTTGATTTCTTCAACCTGATCTGCAGCAGAAGTGATGTTGCTAAACTTTTCAATGGTTTTCTTGTTGCTGTTTATCTGATAGTTTTTTTCATTAATTAATCTTGTACACTCGTCTGCATCTTGAACGGCTTTCTCATACATCTCTAGAGAAGATTCAGCTTTGAGATGGCTAATCTGGAATAGAATGTCATTTAGAGTGCTAGCATGTTCCTTCACCTTGGCTTGCTCATCAAGAAGGATAGTTTTTCTATTTTGAATTGGTTGCTTGCAGGCATGACAGTTTTCATTCTTTTCATAATATTTGGCTCGCTTCTGATGCTCTGCAATGTTGTGATCTAGCTTGATCTTGTTTTCGTTCAACTCGTCAATCTTCTTGCCAATGCTCTCAACTACAGGATGAAGCTCGCTAACCTTATTAGAATGAAGTTCTCTTGATGACTCAAGCCCTTCTATTTCAGCTGTAAGCACTCTATTCGCTTCTGTTAATAAATCTATGTTTTCATTAACATTCTTGTTAACACTCTCTTCTTGCTGTACAAGATTCTCGAATGTCTTTTTGAGGGCATAGTACTCGGTGTCATTTTTCTGATGTACAGCATTATCCTCTTTCACGACGTTCGACAATGTAAAAAATATTTTACTTACTATATTGAGGTTGAGGACTCGCTCAAGGATGTCAATCTTCTGTGCACTATTTCCCTTGAGGAATCTGAATAGTTCTGGATTCAAGACATTGTTGTTGACGAACATTTGATAGTCCATTCCTATTAGCGATTCGATCTTAGTCTGGGCTTCAGTGTTCGTCATACTATTAGATATGCAGATGTCATTTTCATATAGCAGGCACTTAGAGAACAGAGGTTTGGTAGATCTAATGCGTTCGATGACATACGCGCTCTTGATAACTCCATCAGATGAATCAACGAACGACAGGACGATTCTGAGAGGTTGAGTAGATTTCTTGCAAACTAGATCATCTAGATTCAGCTCTTTCTTCAAAGATCTGCCATAGAAAGCAAACACAATAGCATCCACAATGGTAGACTTCCCAGTTCCGTTAGAAGACTTGTCGAATTCATCGACTCCCTTGATGAGAACGAGGTTTCCCTGCTTCTCCGTAAATGAGATCTTGTGTGATCCCAAATACGAGTTCATATTTTCAATTACAATTTCGCCTAGTTTAATAGACATACGCGCTTCAACCTCATGATATACTGTTCAATCTGTTCTGGAGCTTTGCCCTGTGATCGAAGGATTTTTACTCCGTGTTCTATGATCAGATCCATAACGTTGACATGCTCCATAGCACTAGAGATAGCTTCTGTCTCGCTTAGTTCTTCTTGTGAGTCTAGATTCTTCGTCTCATAGGCGGTAAATAGATGAGAGTAGTCTCTAGTGAAGTCTCCGGCTTTCCTTCGACCCTCATCTGAGCTCAATGAAAAGATTCTAGCATATACATTAGTGAATGGGAACTTGGTCGTTTCTTCTTCAATATGTTTTATCTTCTGCTTCACATTGTCTGGCTTCTCAAGATTGAACTTGACAAAGAACGGACAGTATGGATTCTCTTTATGTATTACCTTATACTCAGCTGGAGTAATATCAACTAGCGTAACGCCCTTCCGAGTTAGAGAATCACCAAAGTTGTGGTTCAGGGCTGATCCGATATAGTGGAAGTTCTCATTGATCTTCTTTTTGAAATGAATGTGACCAGAAAAGACCGCATTGTATATGTCTAGTCCCAAGTCATTATATGTATTGAATTGTCCCAGCTGGTATGTCGAAGATACGAGTCCTTCATAGGCCTCTTTGATGTCAAGGTGGCAGAATACATAGATGCTGGTTTTGCTATTCTTGTATTTCTCATGTAATGATTGAAATGCCTCTTTGGTCTTGACAGGGTCTCTTATGTATGGGACGAAGATAAGGTGCGAGTTTATTTCGCTGACGAACTTGACCTTTATGCTGTTCTTGACAAGAACTGTTCCCTGTACATTCTCAAAAGTGTCAACAGCAGAAACATCATCGCTTCTATCGTGGTTTCCCTCTAGAATGACGCCCGACTTAGATAAACAGCACTGATTGATCGAATTGACAGCTTTCACTACGGTGTTGTATCTCTCAACATAGAAACGGAGTGCTTGGTGAAAGGTGTCTCCCATATTGACTGTCATCATAACACTATTGTCTTTGGTGACTTTAGCAATCCACGCGAGTGTAGAATACAGCTCATCAACTCTGGAATATTCTGTAAATTGATGTTTTGTTCGTTTTACGTTGAAGCTATAGAGGTTGGCGGCATGCAAGTCGCCGTATAAGAGTAGTCTCATGTTTTGACAGGTAACATCTTGTTGAAGGGCTCTATGAACTTATCTACCTTCGCTAAGATGGTATTGATATTCTCCTTGATTAAGATCTGCATAAAGTCCATTCTTGAGAATGATGGATGTGATTCAACAGCTGCATAGATTAGACTCAATGACTGCGGAGACCAATCCATATCAATCAAGTCGATGAGCTTGAAGTTGAGTTCGAGGAGGTCTCTCTGCCCATCAAAATACTTCCAGAACTTAGCTTTGGCAGCGGGACACTTTTCAATATCAGCATACAGTTCATCAACACTCCTTGGCGGCTCTTTTCCGGGATCACAGCCCCTTAGCATATCAAACAGTTGCTGGATCTTTTTATCACCAAACAACTTGATTCCCATGATATTATCAGATGTATCTCCTCTAATTGCCTTATACAGACGATAGCAGCTAATCGGGAAGTTCTTGATCGGAAAGACTTCGTCCATATTACATCTAGCGATGTACTGTTTCTTGTGAGGATTAAAGATCTTGATATTCTCATGATCTAACAGCTGGTAGAAGTCCTTGTCATTGGACACAATAGTGACGGTCTTCTTTCTATCTGTGAAGTGTCTGGCTACGAACGCTATTAGAGAGTCGCCTTCGATCTGTTTCACAATAACCAGCTTTACCGGGAGTGTCTTCAGGACATCTATGATGACAGACTTTTGTCGCTTTCTACTCTCTATCTCATTCATCTTGACCGTCAGATCGTATCCAGCAAGAGCTCCGAGGTCAATATTACGGTTAGCCTTGTAATCCTTGTACAGACCCTTCTTACGAACGTCTCTGCCAAAGTCAAATATAATGTAGCACTCTTCTGGTCTCTCTGTATCGATCAGCTTACGGAGGTGTTGGAGGAATATATAAATAGCTGTAGTATCTTGACTCTTGGAGTTCTGAAGCATTGCATCTGTCATAGAGAAGAAAGCTCTAACAAATAGATTAGAACCGTCGCATACTAGAATATCACTCATTATCTTGTGGCCACTTTGCCCACCCAGTTCGAGCGGCTTCAGGCTTAACTCCTTCAACTGGTTCTAGTTCGTTATTTAATTCTCTCATAGTGATTGTGGCGAATTCAATGACTTCGTCAAACACTTCTACTGGATAGTTGGCCCATTCATTACCCAAAACTGATTCTACTCGAGTCGTCTTATATATTCTGTTTATGAGTGCTTCAAGTTCTTCATACGTAGGCTTGCTCATCATAGACTCCTTTTTACGAATTCTTTTTTTGATGCTTCATGAAGAGCATGTTGCAAATCACTATGAAATTTATCTAGTTCAGGAAATAACTGCCTTGCTCTATCAATCTCTATTATCGCTTGTTTTAGGTCCAATATTCCTAAACACAGGCGCTCTTGCGCAAAGATTGTTTCCGACATAGTTGGCTTTCTCATATCTCTCCCATAAAATGCGAATAGATTGCATCCAGGACAAAGCGTACTTTCTTCTTAGGATGTCCTATTTCTTTTTGAGTTTCTTTTATTAGATCTTCATATTTGACGCTATCACCATGCATCATTTTCATCTTTATACTATCTAATATTATACCATAGCTTTCCTCGTCGGGCAGGTTCAAACTATCGGGAGTCAGTTTTAGTATATAATCACGAACAGACGACTTGCTCTCGAAGCCGTCTTCTTCATCAGTCCCTAGTTCGAAGTTGATATTGTCATCGTCTAGAGCAACAGACGTAGGATCTGCAGAATTCATTGAGGTGTCTTGATACTGCGATTTGAGATACCAGAAAATTTTGTTTCTAGCAACTCCAGTGAAATATGAGAAAGCATCTCCCTTTTCTTTAGACCATCTTGGTGCAGCTTCTAATATTCCCACCCAAGCTTCTTGTGATAGATCATCGTTGACAAAATTTCTACGGAGGAGCTTATACCGTCCAATAACTCCAGTTATAAGCTTTTTGAATGTTGGAGCTAGCTCATCAATAATTTCGGGGTTTTTAGTTCGTTGCCATTCCGTGATGAGCTCTTCGACTCTTAAATTGTCGAAGTACATCGTTTTGGTCATTTGAGTAGTTCAAAGATCTTGTCTGCATTATCGGCATAGACTTGATCCCAGTCCTTTCGGTTGAATTTGACGATGCCTTTTTCATTAGAGTCTGCAAGGTCTTGATTGAGATTGAGCTCATTCGTTCTCCCTGTCGTTAGTCGCTTTTGCTCTTTTAGCATTTCATAGGTTGTTAGAGACTCATCAAATTGTCCTGTTGAGTGATTGAAGATGAGGTCTACTTCGAGAAGAGGCGTGTATGCTTTATTCTTGATGCTCTTGGCTCTAATCTTCTTTCCAGTAATCCCAGCAGCTTCGTCAATCTTGACAGTATTCGTAGCATCCAGCTTGATTCGCTGGATAGAGGCAAACTTCGGAGCATGACCACCAGGTGAAGAATACTTTTCACCGAATGTCTGACCAACATTTTCTCTAACCTGATTGACGATGAGAAGAGTAACTTGAGCCTTCTGAATTGGGAGAGTGAGCTTGCGGAGACCCATCGAATTGACTCTAGCTCTTACTGCCATTTCTTTGGTGTATTCATCACCCTCTTCCATCTCAATTTCTTTCTTCGATGGAGTCGCGGCTAGTGAATCCCACACTATAAGAGCTGGTCCCTCCCAGGACTTATCCTTTACTTTTGACAGAAGGACTTGTCCGATTGTATCATATACATCTTCAAGACATCCAGGCTGAACATAGATAAGCTCATCTATATCTACACCCAACGACTTTAGACGAGCCATAGAGGTAGCAGCTTCAGTATCAAGATAGACAACCGGCATTCCTCTCTTTTGCGCCTGCGCGACGACCATGGCTGCCAGAGTCGACTTACCCGTGGCTTCAAGGCCGAGGACTTCAACAACCCCCCCAACAATGATTCCTCCACCAAGCTTCTTGTCGAGAGGTCTAAGACCAGTAGATATGAAATCGAATGCGTCAATTTGTACCTGCTCGGCTGAGCCGAAAATTGCTTCACGTATTTTTAGAAGACTTGGTCCCTTCCTCTTTCCGTTGGAGGGAGTCGCTTCTTCTTTTCCACCTTTAATCTTCATCTATTACTCCTTAGAATGGTATATCATCGTCTGGTGTTTCTGGCTCAGCCCCGGGCCCAACCCCTTCCACAAACGGTTCGTTTCCACCCGGCTTATAATCGGAATCTTTTCTGAATCCATCTAGAGAAGCTTCAAACTGCTTAGACTTGGCTTCCATCTTCTCTACTTTGGCAGAATCATTCTCGGTTTTTACAACAGCATCTGTATAATCTTTCAGAGCATGGAGAACTGCATTGATAGTTTCAACGTCGCATGTAACCTGCTGGTCAATGAATTTGTCCAGAGGCTTTTCATTGACATTGACTAGAATAGCCTTGAAGCCCTGAGATTCAGTTGGGATGGCTACATCGGCGTTGACTTCAATGTCGAATTTATTTTGGGGATTGGTGAAGAGTTTTACTCTGTGGCGGAGAGCATCAATAAGGTTGAGCTCTTTATCAGTCATGAGCTTAGCTATCTTCTCCATGAGGATAGAGTAGAGATAGTCTTGGAACCATGCCACCTTGATTTTCTTTTCATG